CCGCCGCGAGGTGGCCCGCTTCACCGGCAATGGCCGCATGACCTTTGACGGGGGCAACGAGCCGTACCACACCGGCAACAAGCCGACGATGCTGGAAGTGGTGTATCCGGTGGGGTCGGTCTACATGAACGCGAGCGTGGCCACCAGTCCCGCCAAGCTGTTCGGCTTCGGTACCTGGTTGGCCTTGGCGCCCGGCCGCATGCTGATTGGTGCAGGCACCGGCACCGACGCCCGGGGCGATGTGCGGGCCTTCTCGGTCGGTGGCTCGGGCGGCGAATACAGCCATGTGCTGAGCAGCGCCGAAATGCCGGTCCACGCCCACGCCATGCCGCAGGGTTCGGACGTTCCGTCCGGCACCACCGGCCCGGTGTACGCCTCGGGTGACGACGGCACGCGGGCGACCAAGCCGAACGACATACCCAACACTGGCGATGCCGGCGGCGGCCTGGCGCACAACAACTTGCCGCCTTACCTGACCGTGTACATGTGGAAACGAACCGCGTAGAGCCGGTTCGGCAAACAACCCGCTGAGGCGGGTTTTTTATTGCCTGGAGAAGAATATGACCGATGTTTCAGCGCTGGAAGCCTATGCCGGCCAGATGGCCGAGGCCGCTTCCCGCTCCAGGGCGGCGTCGCTCAAGCAACACACCTACGTGCACGGCAACGACCAGACCGACGTGGACACTGAGGCGGGCAAGGTGCCCAGCCTGGCCAAGCAGGCGCGGATGGCGGCCGAGGGCACTTCCGCCTTGCGCGGGGATTTGAAGGCACCCACCGGCGCCGGTGAAGTCGGCAGCGAATCAGGCTTGGGCGTTCAGGGTGATATCAATCTGCTGCAGACCCTCAACATGCATTCAATGCAGCAGAAGAACAGTCGGCCCATGGAGCTGGTTGCGCACCGTGGCTTCATGACTCAGGCCCCGCAGAACACCGCGTTGGCCTTCTCGTCAGCGCTGAGCAGCGGCGCCGACGCGCTGGAGTGCGACGTGGCGGTCAGCGCCGACGGTGAGTACTACCTGTTTCACGACACGACCGTGGATAACCTGACCACGGGTACCGGCACGTTCACCACGCTGACGTCGGCCTACCTGGACAGCCTGGAAATGAAGGACGGGCAGGGCACCCGTTTCGCGCCCGTGCGGTTGTCACGCTTCTCCGAGTACCTGGAGATTGCCCGCACGGCCGGCACGTTCATCTACCCGGAGTTCAAGCGTTACCGTAACACCGCCGACCTGGTGGGCATGGTGGCCATGATCGTGGCCGCGCAGATGGACAGTGCCTGCTGCATGTCCTCGTTCAACATGAACATTCTGCGGCAGACCCGCGCACTCAACCCCAACATGGAGCTGGGCCTGCTCGGCGTGTCCACCAACGTCGACGAGGTGAAAGGCTACATCGACCAGATGGTTGACCTGGGCAAACTGGTGTTGATTTGGGACTACGACGCCACGCTGGCCATCCCCGAGGCCGTCGCTTACGCCTTTTCCAAGGGCGTGGACTGGGGCGTGTACACCGTCGACCGGCAGAGCCAGCTGCCCGCCATCCGCAAACTCGGCATCCGCCGCATCATTTCCAACGTCTCGCTCAAGGTCCCCCAATGAACATTCCAAGCGATCTGAATACCTTCATCCCGTCGATGGTCGGGGTGGGTGGCACCTACGCGATCACGGACGGTGTCGGCCGGATCTACTCGCCGGCGAGCGTGTCGACCAAGTACGAAAAGAGCGTGTTGGTCGGTCCGGGCGTTAAGGTTGAAATGAAGCTGTTTGCGCGGGCGATCAGCGGCGTCGGCGGCGCGGTGGCCATCGACTACCTGCCGCTGGGGCGCGGTGGCGGCAGCGTTGACATTACTTCGCCCGAGTGGCGTGAATACGTGGTGAGCTTCACCACGCCGCTGAGTTCGCCGGAAAACCTGCGCGTGACGTTTGCCATCGGCAACTTTGCCGCCATGGGCGCCGGCACCTTTGAGTTCCACACTCCCCGTATCCGTATTGGCGACACCGACCTGGGCGCGCCCCGCATCTTGGCGCGTGGCCTGATCCTGATCGATTCCGGGGTGCCCTCGCTGAATACCAACTATCAGGCCGACGGCATCAAGGCGTTGAGCTATGACGCCGCCACGGCCTCGCTGACCGTGAAGATGCGCGGCAACGACGGCGCCGGCATGCGCCTGCACCCGCTGATGATCGCGCAGCTGACGGACGACAACACCACGCACATAGGGCGCCGCCTGCATGCCCTGTGCGGTCGCTACAACCGTGATGACGGTACCGCCAGGGTTACTTTCGTCGACGGAGGTACCGGACAGCTCCAAGACATCAGCGGGCTTGGAAATATATACATGACATTTAGGGCTGAGATTTAGCCACTGTTGCGTTCCAGTACTGAGACTTTGTGATGCTGTCAGAGTTTGGTTTGTAGTAGGGCTCATTAAGAGTTAGATGTGGTCTTTCCCAAGCGACATCCTTTCGTACAACTCTTGCAGGTGTTCCAACTATAACGCAGTTATTAGGGAAGTCGCCTTTTACGATGCTGCCGAACCCAACCACTGAGCCTTCACCAATTTCTGTTCCGCCTAGGATTGCCGCTCGAGCGCCTAACCACACATGGTTTCCAATGATGATTGGTTCGGGAAGGTTTATCCGATCTCCAGTTTTAACGCAGAAGATAGGATGGGCGTCATCACAGCGCACCTGCACGGATGATGCGATCATGCAGTCATTTCCAATAATTACAGAAGAATGCTCTGCAGTAGAAATGTAGGTGTTGTCTGTGCAAGTTACACCTTGTCCAATTGAAATCGTGCAGCTTTCGCCGATTCTGATGAACCCCCTGAAAGTGCTCTTTCCTATGAAGCAAGTGGCGTTATTGCAGTCAAAAGTAATAGTGAGGCTAGCGGTTCTGAAGCCTTCTTCCACTACTAGTTTGTTGTTTTGGCCCCGAAACGTGATGCTTACATTGCTTTCGATTGTTCCGGGAAATTCGATTCTGTTTCCGTTGCTGTCTTCGTAATTGCTGAGCTTCTTAATGCTAACTGCCACTTAAACCGCTCCATGGATTTGATCGGAAATCGTAAATTGTAGCGATTTACCAAGAAAAATGAAATGCCTCGCTAGCGGCATCAGCTGATGCGGACATCTGAATATGGGTATAGGTATGAAATCAATGGCTAAAATCTCTGCTTCCGATGTAGGCGGCTCCAGCGTCCTGCGCTTTCTGGATCTCATAGCCTTTTCAGAAGGCACCTCGACCATCAAAGGGAGCGATGACGGCTATAACGTGCTGTACGGCGGCGGCCTGTTCCAAGGCTATGCCGATCACCCGCGGCGCAGGCTGACTTTCCCCATCAACGGCAAGCCGGTGACCAGCACGGCAGCAGGCCGGTACCAACTGCTCGAGCGCTACTGGGATGCGTACCGGGTGAGCCTACACCTGGCTGGCGGATTCACGCCGGAGAACCAGGACCGTATCGCGCTGCAGCAGATCCGGGAGCGCAAGGCCCTGGACGACATCAAGGCAGGCCGCATCCAGCAGGCCGTCGCCAAGTGCTCGAACATCTGGGCGAGCTTTCCCGGCAACAACTACGGCCAGAACCCGTACCGCCTGGACAAGCTGCTTGGGCGCTGGGTCGAACTTGGCGGGGTTCTGTCATGACCATCAAAACGATAGGCCGCTGCCTGGGCCAGGCCCATGACGGCTCGCTGTGGTTCTTCTGCAAGGGCTGTGAACAGCCGCACAGTGTGAAGGTCGGCTTGGGACCAGGTCCGCGCTGGGGCTACAACGAGAACCCCGAGGCTCCGACCAGCACCCCGTCGGTTCTGGTGCGCTGGAATGAGTGGGAAGAGGCCAAGGTGTGCCACTCGTTCGTCACCGATGGTCGCATCCAGTACCTCGCCGACTGCACCCACGCGCTGGCCGGCCAGACGGTGGACCTGCCGGATTGGGAGGCGTCATGGCGCAGTTGTTGAGGCTTGTGCTGACCTGGCGCTGGTGGCTGGCAGCGCTGCTGCTTGTCGCCGCTGGTCAGCAGTATCGCGTCCTGGTCGCCCAGGGTGAAACCGGTGCCGCGCGCGGCCAGATGGCCGACTACCGCCTGGAGGTGGCCGAGCGTGACCAGCGAGCTGCAGCACAGGCAAGGCAGGAAGAGCAACGACGCGCCAAAGCGCAGGAGGAAGCGAGAGCCCATGCCCAGAAAGAACGAACGATTGCTTATGCTGGCGCTGCTGGCGCCGATTCTGCTGGCCAGCGGTTGCGCAGTGAAGCCGGCCAGTTCGCCGCCGCCGTCAGTTGCCCCGGCTTGGATACCGCCGCTGTCGCCCGAGGCCAGGCAACCACCCGCGCCGCCATGGTGCTCTCCGACCTGCTCGCACGGGCTGACGAAAGAGCGGGAGAGCTGGCGGCAGCGCTTGACCAGGCCAGAGTTGCCGGCCAGCAGTGCGAGCGTGAGTACGATGCCCTTGTCGCAAAGCGGACGGCAGTAAGCGTCCGGGAATAAATTCGAAGGCTTCATGCAAAGAGAGCGGCCACCGGGGATGCGTCAACATCCCTGCTGACCGCCGAACCCGCAGACCATACCTGCAAGCCCAGCCAAGGCTCCCGCTCTGTGCACAAAGCACGGCGAGCCTAGCACCTGTTCATCCATACAGTAAAGGTTTGCAAATTGACCAACCCAATTATCCCGTGGATGGGCGGCAAGCGCCGCCTGGCCGACCGCTTGATCCCGCTTTTCCCTGCTCATGAATGCTATGTCGAGGTCTTCGCCGGCGGCGCCGCCCTTTATTTCATGCGCCCGCAACCCGCCCAAGTGGAGGTCTTGAATGATCTCAACGGCGACCTGGTGAATCTATACCGGGTAGTCCAGAACCATCTGGAGGAGTTTGTCCGGCAGTTCAAATGGGCGCTGTCGTCACGGCAGATCTTCGAGTGGCAAAAGAAGGCGAGACCGGAGACGCTGACCGATATCCAGCGCGCGGCCCGTTTCTTCTATCTGCAGCAGCACGCCTTCGGTGGGAAGGTTACTGGGCAGACATTCGGTACCGCCACCACTGGCCCTGCCATAAACCTGCTGCGCATAGAGGAGAACCTTTCTGCAGCCTGGCAAAGGCTGGCCGGCACCTACGTGGAGAACCTTTCATGGCTCGACTGCGCTGAGCGCTATGATCGAGCGCACACGTTCTTCTACATGGATCCGCCTTACTGGCAAACCGCAGGTTACGGCGTCGACTTCCCGTTCGAGGAGTACGAGCGTATGGCCGACTTCATGCGGCGCTGCAAGGGCAAGGTGATGGTGAGTATTAATGATCACCCGGACATCCGCGGGGCCTTTGATGGTTTCCATTTTGAATGTCTCGACATTCGCTATAGCAACACGAATCAACGACAGGGTAAGGCTGACGTGACCGGCGAGTTGGTGATCATGAACTGGCAACCAG